AATAGCTTCAATATTACTTATACCAAGTTTATTAAAAGCCATTAGGTCCTTAAGTGAAGAAGTAATAAGCAAATACTTACAATCATGTCTTAACTGATCTGTACCCTGAATATAATTCTCTACTTTAATAAATTTTTTGTCAGTATTCTTAGGCATATAAATTTTATACAAGCTACCATCATTTCTAAAATAACCATAAACATAGTTCTTTCTAAATGTATAAGATATTTTTGCACCATCCAAATCAAGCTTACTCATAGTAAAGAATGATAATGGAATAACATTATATCTGTCCAGCATTTTAGAACCAATTTTATATCCCATCCAGTATGTCTGATCAAAGTTTGTCCAGTGCCTCATTTCATAATCAACCACTTTGTACTTATCATGATAAAAGATATCTACTACAGCAATGGTATTGTTCTTTATATAAATCTGATAGTCCTCAAGTATTTTATATGTGGCATGTCCTCTTGTAGGCATGTTAAACAAAGCCTTTACCAATTCAATGCTATCTCCCTGATTACCAGATGAAAAGTCCTTGAACTTGTAAGATCTTGAAACTACATCATAGTAGATAAACATGCTAGGAACTTTGTCTCTTGCATTAAATATAGATAAGATCTTTACATCCTGGCCAGACAACTTTTCTTTTAAGTTCAAATAATACTCAAACACCCATTCTCTAGGTATTTGATTTAAATCAGTTATTAAATTTTTTGTAGAAATCATACTGCCTGTTTTAAAATTAAGGGGAAGCCACTTAACTAACTTCCCCTTATGACTGTTTAGTCTAGGCTGAAGTCAGAAGAGCTTTTGCTTGGTGTATCAAAACCATCATCTTCACCAAAGCTTTTTACTTCTTTAGTTTCTAGTTTCTTAAGATGCTTAGCTTCATCATATGCAATGACTTTACCAGCTTCTAATTCTCCATAAGCATATTTCTTATTTTCTGCTTTTGGCAACCACATGTCATAGTTAGTATAACCAGTTTTACCTTCATACTCTTTACCTGCAATACAATACTCAAGATAGATATCTTTGAATGGAGCAGTTTTATTAAATGCATTGATAAAATCTTCAACAGTGTTGTGTTTACCATCTTGTTCTACAAACCAATCATAGATCTCAAAAGTCTTACATAAGTTCTGTAAGAAAATTAAGATAGACCGGTCTCTTTGAATCTTAATGCCAGATTTAGTTTCACCATCAGCAAATGCATATTGGCTAGCTTTAATTCTACCAATTTGACCTGCATAATGACCTTTACTTGCATCATCTTTGTCAATCATAAAGCCCTCAAAACCTTCAATAGGTTCAGTTTCTACCTGTAACATCAAATGCACTGCACCTGGTATAAATGAAAAGTTTTCCAAGTTTATACTGTTAATTTTCAATACATGATTTCCTGGAGAAATTGTTTTAGGTAGTCCACTTCCGCTACCTGTTCCTAAGTCTGTTGTGCTTAATCCCATTTTGTTTTATTTTTATTTGTTTTATACATAAATCTTGTCCCAGTGAAACTCTAGTTCACCATTCTCATTCATCTCAGTTACTACTATCTCTTCATTACGGAGATGTTCTGGTCTTGCACCACATGTTGTTTCTTCATTAGTTTTAAAACTTAAGATAGTTTTATTACCTTTTCTAAACATGTAGCCAATTGCATCAGCATTAGCACATATTAAAGATTTGATTTTACCAGTTAAGTCTATGTTAGCAGACATAACCATCTCACCTTTATCATCAACTACCTTGTCCTTAATGTGACCTGATAAAATAATATGGGGAGCTAAGTTATCAATAAAATCCAATACTTGAAAGAATGCTTGACGGATATATAAATATCCTGCACCATTTGGTAGTGTAGATATATTATCACCATCATAGTTCTTACCCATACTAGTTGCCCGATACAGCTTGATAGCAAGTGGCATGATCATTTCTTCCAATGCCGTTACAGTGTCTATGGTAACATACTTATAAGGAGTACCTGCAGCTTTGATTGCTTTACCAGCATCTAGTAATTCTTGAAGGGATCCAATTTTTACTTTAAGAGCTTCAACAAAATCAGTTCCATTCTCTAAATCTAAAATTAAATTATTCTCAAGTCCTGCATATGCAGTAGTTTTGCCAGTCTTTGGCTTAGAATAAATTACAATTCTTTTTGGATTTTGCCTTTCAGCCTTTACTTTACTTGTAGGAAGTACTATACTCATATTTCACTTTTTGTTTGTTTGATTAGTTCATTTAACCATGGTCTGGCACTAACTGGTTTTATCAACATGATTGCTGCAAGATCTCTGATAGTTATTTCAGATAAAGGTGCATCTGCAATTTCTATATTGTCAATCTCATCAAGTGACATGTTAGTTGGTTTGGCTGGAAACTCTTCTTCAAAATCAGGAAACAATGCTAAACTACTTTGCAGCTTAGGTAATGTATCCTCTTTCTTGGCATCCTCTTTTCTTTTCTCATACAGTGCATGAGTTATTTCAGTACCATCTTTCAATACAGCAACAAGTTCAGATACTGGAACAGTATATAATGTATAGGGCTCACCTTTAAAATTAGAACCTTCCTTAGTTTCATACTCTTCAGCATAAAATGGGTTGGCTTTATATTTAAAAAGCTGTCTATCCTCTGTAAAGGGTGTTATATCTATAACAGCTCCCTTATCATCAGTAACATTATCATAAAACTCAATGTAAATGTTTTCACCTTTGCTGATCTCAGACTCAAATAATTGTACTTGTCTTCCATACTTACCTTTCTGGAAAAATGCAGTTTTTACAATAAAAAACGGATCTGTTAATCCTAACTTTTTAAAGGTATCCATGTGGTGAACATAGAATTCCCTTTCTCTTTCTTTTCTTATACTCATAATTAAAATTTACTGTGTTGATACTTTCTTCATAGCACATGCTGGAGTAGGAATTTCTACTATTCTCATTGTATCCCTATTAAGTTTAAAGAAACTTATCCTTGTAGTACCATTTCTAGATTTTAAGAAGTGAAACACCAAAGTGTCTTCATCTGCTATTATATATCTATCAGGTCCATACTGTCTTATCTTTCTTATAGAGGGTTTATTAATACCCATCACTACATCTGCATGCTGCAATAAAGCATCGGAACCATAGATATCAGAATCTAATACATAATTACCATAATCACCGTCTAGTGCTCTTTTAGGATCATCTATATTTCTATTCAACTGGCTAAGGACTACAAAAGCTACTGGATACTTCTTTTTCATCATGGTGAGTGCTTCACCTAAAGCTCCTAACATTTCAAACTTATCTTTTTGTCCTTTCCCATTTTTAAATAAAGCTGAGTGATCTATAGCTACTAACATATTTACATAAGTACCATCCTCTCTTTTATGCTTTTCCATTTGATAACGGACTGTAGCACACATCTCATCTACGGTACATGCATCATAAACCACATCAATAATATCTGAGGTCTCTGTAGCATTGTAATAATTCAAGCATCTATTAAACAAGCTCTTGTCAATTTTCTGGCCCTTACTCATTAGAGTGTTGTAATCAGCACCTGTATTCAGACTTAGTTTTCTTATCCCACTGGTTTCATCAACCATTTCCATTTGAAACTTTAGTATCCGGAACTCTTGATCAGTATTGAATTCTATAATATCACTGATAAGCTGTTCCATAAACAAAGTTTTTCCTGTACCAGGTCTAGCACCAACTACGGTGATAGTTCTCCACTCTAATCCATCACAAAATGCATCATTAAATTTTGGCCAAGCACTTCTTAGTGACTTAATTTCCCCTCTGCTTCTTGCAGCTATTTTGGATAATGCTTTCTTGAGAGCATCCCTCTCACTTACGGGTTGTAGTGGCTGTGCACCATTAAATAATTCTGCCATTTTATTATATATTAGTTAATTGTTTGTTCTTTACATAGTTATAGAAACTATGGATAACAGATAGTAGGAATTCAATCACTATATACTGCAATGGATTTATATCAACTATAAAATAATCTATAACAGTAAAGCAAAACAAACTTCCTACAACAGCTACCATCAACATTTTAAAGTTTGTCATACTACTTTCTCACTAAAATAAACCTGTTCATCATCAGGTTTGGTTCTTAAAATCTCACAATATGTAGCTAAATCAGATTCAAAAGACTTGTCTATGTTCTGCTTTCTTATAAAATATTGTGCAGTCCTCATATACTCATATCTTCTGATACTATATTCATCTATATATCTTTCTGTTGCTTTTAGAATAGTCTCCCAATCATAATCATAGTTCTCAAAGAACCATTTAAAGGGAGCTTCTAAATTCTTAGCATTTACCCTTGCATACTTACCAGATGATAATTTAATATTTGGAAATACTTCCACATATGTCTGGATATTTGTAACAAAGCCTTGACCCATTAAATCTTGTGAAGTTTTCTTCTTGGCTCTTTTAAAGTAACCATTAATTTCTTCCATAAAGATAAGGCTTTTACTTGTAAGTTGCAAGTCTTCTGTAAGCCAAAGGTTGCTTTGCAGTCTTTTGCATTCCAATTCTTTGTTCACAAACTTATGGGGTACTATTCTTTCCCGAATACAGTGTAATACATAGTATGTATTTGGAGTCAGATCCTCTTGGATTAACCTTGTAAATATGTCTGTCATACTACCAATTTATTTGTTTATCTTTTATAATCTTAATAAATACAGCCTCTGAATCCCATTTACCACCATTATAAGCTGCACTAGCTGGATGTTTTACAAAATACTTAGTGTTTAGGTTGTCATCAGTTAGATCTGACCACTCTTGAGCCTTTTTGCCCATATAGAGATATACTAAACCTGAGTCATGTGTGTTTAACCAATCCAGCAGATATGCAGTAAAACTCTTCCATATATCATAGTGACTACCAATCTTGCCTACTTCAACTGTAAGAGCTGTATTAAGCATTAGCACACCTTGATTAGCCCATCTAG